AAACAATGTAGGCACCACTATTTTTCTTTTTGGCCCAACAGCGATTAAAAAGGTAGAGGCCAGTAATTTGCCAGGCCATTTGTCTTATGTGAATTTTTTTAGACCACGAATTTCAAAAAAGTAATAATCTAAATAACAAACAACAACCATTATGTCAGCAACAACAACTACATTATCAGTAGAATTCAGAACAAAAGTACAACAGGCTATTATCCAACACAGTTCAATGTTCAACACTGCCAAACAACAGGCAACGAACTTGGACATTCGGGATTCAGTCTTATCAAGAATCAAAAAGGGAGAACTGGAAGGTGTCCTCAGTCGTGAAAAGTGGATTCTTATTTCTAAGAAATTAGGAGCAGGAAACGAATCAGCTTGGAAAACTGCCAAAACCGACACCTTCAGATATTTGTACGAACAATTTACAATGTGCCAGGCGACTGCTGATAGTGGCATCCTTTGCGATAATACTGGTATTGGCAAAACCTACACTGCAAAATGTTACACCAGTGAGCACCGCAACGCGATATTGATCGATTGTAGTCGAACAAAAAAACGAACTCAATTCATTAGAAAAATTGCTCAAGAATTCGGCTTGGATTTTCGTTCCTCATTGGCAAAAGTGTATGAAAACTTGTGTGATTATCTACAGACAAGTGAAAACCCATTTATCATACTTGATGAAGCTGGCGATTTATCTTATGATGCATTTCTAGAAATTAAAGGACTTTGGAATGCATCAGAAAATAGTTGTGGTTGGTACATGTTAGGAGCTGATGGATTACGAAAGAAAATGGAAGATAAATGTGATAAAATTTGGATTGGATATCCAGAGATATTTAGAAGATTCGGAAGTAGATATCAACAAATCACACCTAAGGGTTTAGCTAGTAAGGAAGATTTCAAAAAACGTGAATTTGCAATAGTCGCAAAGGCTAATGGAATGACAGGTATTCAAAAACTCTATGCATACTCAAATGGATCAATAGGACGCCTAAAAAGAGAATTCAACAAGGGGAATAAGTAGTTCTTTATTGAGGTTGCTCTAAAAAGTTAGAGCGACAATCTCATTAATTAAAATCCAGCCTACTACAGAAGAGGGTAGAATGGATAAACAAAAGGGAGACAGTGACAATGCATTGATCCAAAATGTTGACTTAAACCTAGCTCGCTGTGCATAGCGTGAGTCTTCTGTATCTGCTGCTGATGGATATTGCAGTATAAGTCTGGATCTGTCTCCTTTATATTAATAATAAAAAGCAAACAACAATGGTACTAAGTTTTAAGAAAGAATTTAAAAAGCCAATACTAAGCGGTGATAAGATTCACAGTATTCGAACTGACAAAAAGCATCGATGGAACGCTGGGCGAACAATTCAAATGGCAACAGGAGTGCGTTCAAAAAATTACAATTGTTTCAAAGAAGCAGTTTGTATTTCTACACAAAGAGTCTTCATGACATATTCCCATAGAGATATCATTGAAATTTCAATTGATGGAAGGCAATTATTTGGACATCATGAACGCTTAAAATTTGCTAAAAACGATGGCTTCAATACATGGAAGGCGTTTTTTGATTGGTTCTTTCCTTTGATTAAGAAGCATCCTGAAAAGCACTTTTCTGGAGTCATTGTCCATTGGACGAATCTCAACTACTAACCACTAACATTTACAAACCCTTAAATACTAACAAACAACAAAGTGAAAAGAGCCAAAAGCGTAAGCGAATTATTAAACACCAGGTTCAAGGTGCTGGATTTCGAAGGGGAATGGCTCGACCTCATTGGACTACCTGAATTGTCTGGTAGTTGGATCATCTGGGGCAATTCCGCAAACGGTAAGACGCGTTTTGCGCTTCAACTGTGCAAGTACCTCACCAACTTCGGGAAAGTCGCTTACAACAGCTTAGAAGAAGGCGTAAGCCTATCAATGCGAAAGGCGTTCGTTGAGGTTGGGATGGAAGAAGTTTCAAACAAATTGGTTTTACTAGACCAGGAAACGATTGAAGACTTACGAAAGCGATTAACTAGAAGGAAAAGTCCTGACATTATCGCAATTGATAGCCTACAGTATACAGGCATGACTTATAAATCATACAAATCATTACGGGAAGACTTCCCCAAAAAACTATTTGTATTCATTTCTCATGCAGACGGAAGGGAGCCTTCAGGACGGGTTGCAAAGTCAATTAGATATGATGCTTTCGTGAAGATCCGTGTTGAAGGTTACAAGGCATTTCCTGCAAGTCGATACGGAGGTGGCAAACCTTATATAATCTGGCATCAGGGAGCAGAAAACTATTGGGGAAACAAAAAATAACGATAAAGTAAAATGGCAAAAAACAAAGCATTAGTTGAGAAGTACGCAAAGCAAAAAGCGGAAATAATCGAAAAGTTCAATCTGGTTGAAACTGAAAAGTTTAGCGAGTACAATGATATGATCTTCAACACAGGATTAGAATTTCTAAGCTTAGTGTATAATAATGATTTCGGGCGTAAATTCTCACAAAAGTACAGTCGTCGCCGAACCTTTTGGAAGTGGTGGCAAACAAAGTTCAAAGAATTCGAATCAGAGTTTTTTGACGATATAATGAAAATAGGAAAATCAGATTTAAAATACATGTGGACAATTCAGATGATCAAATTAGTCTATAGGGAAACCACGTATTCAAGTTATTACTACCAGTATTTGAAATATGAGAAATCATTCTTCAAAATGAGATAATAGAAATTCAATTTTTAATTCATAAAACTAGACAAATGTTTACGTCAAAAAAAACAGAACCTGACAGCCTTATTAACATCTATGAGCGATACAATAAAGCTACTAGCTCACTCAAGTCCATTGAAGATTCAGAAAGCAATGAAATTGCTAAAATCAAGAAAAAGCACTGGGAGAAAAAGAACCTTTTGGAAACACAAAAAAATGAAGAATTGATAAAATTGTACGATTGGGCAACTGCCAATCGTAAGGAATTTGGAGAAAAACAAAGCATGGAAGTGCTAAACGGTTCAATTGGATTCCGTAAAGGAAAAATCAAGTTCAAGCCAATGACCAAAGAATTTGAAGAAACTGTAATTGCTGCATTGAAAAAAGGTAAGCTCAAAAAATACCTTGCTGAGAAAGTCAGTATTGCAAAAACTGCTTTGCTAAAAGATCGTGAAGATCCTAAAACAAAGGCGTTAATGGATGAATTAGGTATTGAGACCCATCAGGAAGAAACCTTTTTCGTGAAACTAAATTAGTCAACTGGTGTCCTGGCAGCTGTTGCCAGGACACTTATTTAAAATTTACAAACCATGTTAAGCAATTCAAAAGTTACATCACCAATTAAGGCAGCAGATATCCAATCAGGCAGCCGTCCAGCAGTATCACCAACAAAGGCATACATTGCCTGTAGCAAAATCAAAAGAATGCTTGTTGAAACTGGTAATCCCAAAGCTCAAGAATTATGCTTTCAATTATTAGATTCGCCATATCGATTTTTTGAAGGTCGCGTAAGACGAATATTGATTGACGAGCTTTCATTCACAGAACTTCAAGCTGAACATTGGATTACTCAAAATCTAAAGCCTAACTAATGAGTAAGAGTAAGTACCGAGTATATTTTGCAATGGAAAGACGCATTAAGCAAATGGGTTATCCAGTGGAACGAAAAGAGTTGATTCAAGAATTCACTGGAAAGGAACAAGGACTTTCCCAGCTAACAGAAAAGCAATATAAAGCCTTTTTAAATTGGCTTTCAACTGAATTTAATCTTACTGATGAAGCGACCCAGAAGCGCAAACAGCGTGAAGATAGAAAACGTAAGAAGCTAATATCGCTTTACGTGCATCAAATGGATGGCACACTGGAAGGATTAAATGAATGGTGCATAAAGTATGGCAAATACCATATTCCTTTAAATGACCACCACGAAAACGAGTTAGACGCTGTGATTACTCAAATGGAACAGATGTATGTGAAGTATGTCAATGAAACTCAATAACTGAATCAACCAAAAAATAACTATGGCGATTACGCATATGATATTCGAGCCACTTTATAAGTTGGGAATGTGGTATAGGCATTATGATTCACTACCAACAACTGATAGAAATCGCAAGATGTTAAGAAAACTTAGAATTGCTTTTCTTGATAGAGTTGCAGTGATTCAAAATAGGTTGCAACATATTTCTGAATTTGAATTCTCTGATAAAAAAGAGAAACATTTCAAAGCGATGAAAGATGAAAAAGGGCAATGGTGGTTATATCTACAGCATTATTCAAAATCTCACTTCATGAAATATCAGTCATTCAAAGGCCCATTTGATTTGTGTATGGCTTACGAACGAAGAATCAATCAATAATGGAAGAAATCATCCAGATATATAAAGAGATCAGCAATCCCCAAAGTATTGTTGAAGGAATGAGCAGAATGGAATTTATTCAATGGTTGTCCTTGGGAACTGTCAAAGATATACAATGTGCATTAGCAGAACTAGTATTGCATCACATGTTTGACTATGCAGCAATGGCGCGTAATTACTTAATACAACTTAATTAGAAACAATGGCTAGATTAATATTGAAAGGCAAACCAGATAAAGGAGTTTTCAAGAACAATTTTGAAGCAACTCACAAAGGCAAATGTTTTTTGTCAATTGAAAAGCAACGAAAAGGCATGGAATTTATTATGAAAAAAATCATGAACATGTCAGAAGAACTAAAAGAGCTAGGATATGATCCAACTACAATTTATGTTGGTATTTCAGAGGAATTTTAAAACAAACAATCATGATAGTAATTTTTGCAAAACTAGGAACTACTGAAAAGGTAATTATTGAATCCTATTCAAATGAATTTACTGCTGTAGCTCAAAAGAAATTAAATGAACTAGGTGGTCAATGGGTTAAAGTAGATGATTTGAAATTTGGAGAAATGTTGGAATTTTCAGATGATCAAAAGTACGAAGGATTCAACCCAGATATTAATCGATATTCTAACCAGATTGCACCGCTAATCAAAATATCAACCTAGTATGACTACTCATTATATATTGACCATCACAGGCGATAGTATCAATGTTGCCTTCCAACTTACTTACAAGGCTGGTAAATTTTCACGGCTCCAATGGAAACGTGGCAAGATGGCTACAGTGAAACAATGGAACTGGTTAATGAACCTGGTACCAGAATCGGAAACGGAGATTAACGCAAAACAAGAGCGTTACAGCACGTACGGTGTTGCTTATGAAGTAATGAGTGACAACAAGCCGAAAAGCCTACACAGTAAGTTTATGAACGCTTATACAGCGTTTTATGCTACCACAACAGGAATGGCACCAAGGATCAATCGAGTTGAAGGGGTTGCACTCAGCTCCATAATTAAACACCTGTTGAGCCTTAGTAATGAAAACGAAGCTCTTGAGGTATGGGGCGCAATACTTGCCAACTGGAAGTTATTAAAACCATACTATCGTGAAAAAATGGAATTACGCCACATCAATTCAAATCTAACTAACATTTTAAGACAGTTGAAAGATGGACAAAAAGCAGACCAAGAAGCCAATAAATTTAGAGACTTACTCTAAGGCTGTCAAGACAAAGCAGGGCGATGTTACTGAGATCGCCATCAAACAAAAAACTGTTTTCGATATGGTTACATCGAAAGCTAATAAAGTGGAACTAATTCGCACCTTTGGCGATTTGTCTCTGTCTAAGATCTTGAAACATGATTTCCCTACAATCGGACAATTGAAGAAAATCCACGGACTTGAAAAAATTGAAGTCATTTCCTCATTACTAATATCTGATTTATCTGCCAGTTTCGATCGTGCATTGGATTCAGACCAGATCATGGAGATCACTGTAGAAATCACAAGTTCAAATCTTAGAAACTTGACATTAGAAGATTTGTATTTGGTGTGTCGTACCATCAAATCAACTGACAGCTTCGGTAAGCTCACTATTAACAAAGTTCTTAAATCATTAACCAAACACTACGAAAAACGAATTGAACGCGCTGGTGAGCTGAGTTATAACAATCATATCAGTGGTAAGCATGTTGATTCAAATCGAACTGGAGACATTGAACCGGTACAAACTAAAATGCGAGCTGCGCAACTTCGATACTTACAAGAACAATCAAAAAAAGATAGTCAATGAAAAAGAAGAAGGAAACATCAAATGATCGGATTGATCGCCTTAACAGAAGGAATGATTTGATTATCAAAAAGTACTTAGAATTGGCTGGTAAGAAGTACAACGGGAAAACGCGCCTTTACTCTGATGAAACTATTTTGGAAAAACTAAGTGAACAGTTTTTTTTAAGTCACAGGACATTGGACGATATCATATGTAAACGTGGTGTTTATAAGGATATGGACAATACGACTAATCAAACAAAGCTATTCTAATGATATTTAATCAATCATATTACAACTTAGAAGATAAAATTGAAAGCTCAAAAAAAATACTCAACCAAGCCTTAAGTGAATACAAACCCCATTGTACTATTGTTGCATTTAGTGGTGGTGATGATAGTTTGTGTGTGATGGAGGTATTAAAGTATTTAAATCATAAACCACAATATGCAATCTTCGCAAATACTGGAACTTGTATTCCAGCTACAAAAACCTTTGTAGAAACATATTGCAAGACAAACGGCATCGAGTTATTAACTACAAGTCCAAAAAAGACACTTAGAGAAATGGTAATTAAGGAAGGATTCCCAGGACTTGGGAAATCCGCACATAATTACTCATTTGGTGAATTAAAAGGAAAGCCAATTCGAGATATGATCTCTGCAAAGATAAGGCAAGGGAAACGACATCGAAATGTAATTGTTTTCTCAGGTATTAGACGAAACGAAAGTGAAGAACGCTCTCGATCTAATAAATATAAGTCTCCATTCTGGCAACAAAAAACAAGAATAGGATCTGATGGAGAACAGCGGTACGTCCCTAATATATGGACTTCATTAATACATCAATGGGAAAAGGAAGATACTTTGGAATTTCTGGAGAGTGTCAAACAGGATAGAAACCCTATAAGCATATTATTAGGACGTTCTGGTGATTGCCATTGCGGAACTGCAATAGCAAATCCGCAAAAAGAATTTTCAGAATTAAATAAACATGCCCAATCCGTAGCTAAGGAAATATCAGAACTTAATCAATATTGTATAGAAAAAAGATTAACTCAATGGGCAGAAAAAAGAAAGAAATCATCCTTTTTGGAAAAACAAGGACAATGTAATTTGTTCGAAGGATTAGATTTATGTCGCGGCTGTAAAAACAAGTATATTTTAGAAAACAAAAGAACTAAATGAATTATACTAACGCCAAATCACTTGCTGATGAACTGTTGATTAAACTGTTGCCATATTTTGATAAAATAGAAATTGCAGGATCGATAAGAAGACAGAAACAATTTAATATCAAGGATATTGAATTAGTTGCAATACCCAAAAGAATACCTGTTAAAACATCCTTATTTGATAATAAAATGCAAGTTGATCCAACCACATCAAACTTTCTATCTGCTTGGAAAGAAAAATCAAATGATCCTAAAGGTTCTCCATCTGGAAAATACATGAAGCTAACTTATAAGGTGCAAGTTGACTTGTTCATGACAACTGATAAAAATTGGGGTTACATAAAGGCTTTGCGTACAGGTTCCAGAGATTTCAATTTCAAAATATTATCTGCTGCTAAAAATAAAGGAATTCAATTGAAAGAAGGGGCGTGTTTCTTCAAAGGAAATCCCATTCCGGTACCAACAGAAAAAGTCTTTTTTGATCTAATAGGATTAGACTTGATTGACCCAAAACTACGTAATTAATAAACCATAAAATATAATAGTATGCTAAAAAAGTCTGAATTTGAACTTACAAAAGAAGCTAAAGAATTAAAGCTGCCTTTCCCAAAAATCCGTGAACGTTACAATTACCGCCAAGAGATTTTCAAAAAATTGAAATCTATCAATCCAGAAGAAGAAGAATTCAAAATTGTTATTAAGTCCTTTACTCTTGAAATTGATTTCGATGAAGAGGAGAATAATGAAAAAAGTATCCTTATGAAAGTTTACAAGGATTCAATTTGGAAAGCGACACTGGAGTTGCCAGATTACAACAAATCAGCAGCTACCAAAATAGCTAAGGCAGTAATTAATTTTATTACTGTTTGGGGATAGCTGTTAATTTAATTAGAGAATGAAGGCTGTGCAGATCTGCACAGCCTTTTTTTATGTCTTAATAGTAGTTTCAACCACTAAACTAGCAGTAACAGTTGTAGTTGCTTTTACAGCACTGCAATCAATTAAAGTTGTTTGATAACTAAGTATTGTCACCTTCAATTGGTCGTACCTGGTAATCAATTCGCTTTGAGTTCTCATTAACTCAGTACTTAATTGGTCTGATCCATCCATCAACCTTTTCGTATGAATTACCTTGTGTAGTTCTGTTGTCAACTCCATTGCAGGCTCTGGTGAGTCTGCAATATCAAAAGAAACTAAATGAAGCCTTATTTTTGCATTTGTTGCCTGTTGAACACCAGAAGCCAAAGATTGCCAATCAATAGGGTCTTCAAATTCTATATAGCAAGCAGGGAAATTGATTGCTTTTTCATCTTCGTAATTTTCGTATTGCTGATTATACCAATCCACTGTTTTAATAGCGTTTAAATTAGTTTTAATCAACGTTTCAATGGCATTTTTATAAGCTGTATACATTACTTTAAGATTTTGGTTATATCGTTATTAATTTCCTTAATTATATTTCGCTTTAGTTTTCTGGATTTACCAATAAATTGCCTTTTGGAAAGCATCCGAGAAGACTTACCGAATATCTTTATTTTTCCTCCCTTATTTTGGGTTTCCGCATAATCCTTATCAGAATATACTATCACTCTGTTACCTGATTTTTTATAAGTGATACTCCTTCTTAACTCACCAGTTCCAGAAAGTATTTTCCTTTTCGTGGCTGCTGGACTAAAGTTTGTGATGCTGCCTTTTCTTCTTTGCTTTCTGCCTGGCTTTCTTACCTTACTACCATATTTGAAGCCATACCACGAACTACTAGAGTTCCTACGTTTTACTTTACTCCATTTTTTCAATGAATTATCAGTAAAGCCTT